GACGGCCCTCGTCGTCCTTGAAGGACATGATCGCCAGACGACCGGCGCCATAGGAGGCGATCGCTGCCGCCTGGGTCGCGCCGGAAAGCGCCGCGGTGCCGAGGTTGGATACGCTCGCACCGGCGACGCTGTGATCGTCGTCGTAGAAGTACTGGCCGTCGTAGCAGACGGTCGCGAAGGCATTGTTCTTCAGCGCGTCGACGATTTCCTCGGGGAGTCTCTTGGCGCTGTAGCCGGCCATTTCCGCCTGGGGCTTGTAGATCCCCAGGGTGTCGTCCTCGATGTCGTTCCGGTCCACCTCCACGGTGGCCTCCCAGTCGTCGTTTACGACGGAATACTTGTAGGCTTCGAATGCCTTGATCACCTTATCCCCGATCCACTTGCGCATTTTCGGGAACGCCGAGAGCCAGGCGTAGTCGTTCTGGCCGGTGGTGCTCGGCACCAGCATCGCCGTCTTCTGCCAGTTCGTGAGGGCGGCATCGAAGGCGTTGTTGAACGTGGTCTTCAGGGAAAGAAAGACCGCCGAAAGGTTCGCTTTGTTTACTAACATGGTTTTCCTCCTGTTCTTTCTATGGGTTTCATCTCCGCGGGAACCGGTTTATCGCCGGCCTCGCGGCCGTTTAGTTAATCGTTACGACGTCAACAGCTTCTTTTTGTACTCGATCCAGGCGGCCAGCATGATCACGTCGTCCGCGCCCAGGGTGCCGTCCTTGGGTTTGATGGTCAGCTCCATCGCCGCGGGATAGGCGGCGAGGTTGGCCAGGGCCAGGGTCAAGGTCTCGTGCTGCACCGTCTTGGCCGTGGCATCGCCCGTCATCGCGCTGGAATCGCCGCCGAAATCCGCATCGGCGTCATAGAGCGCGTCGACCACGTTGTTGTAGGCCGCGACGGTGAACTTCGTGGCGTCGCCGATCGTGGCGCCGGTCTTGGCCGCCAGGACATGCAACGTCATGTTCGCCGCGATGTCCGCGTCGGGAGGGACGAGCACCTTTGCCCCCACCGCGAGCGGGGCCGCGTGGTTGTTCCAGCGGACGCCCAGCCCCTTGGCGGTGACGCAGTAGCCGGGGACGTCGCTCGCGCCGTCAGAGAATGCGGCCAGGGCCACGCCTGCGGCGCTAAAGGCCGGAGTGGGGATATTGATGACCCCCTTGGCGGAAAGCGTGTCCTGATAGAGTTCCTGCAGGGCCGCCTCGACCTGGGCCGCGGCGGTGAAGTTGCCCGCGTCGGCGATGGAAACCGCGCTGGCCGCATGCGCGGCGCTGGGATCGGCGATGTGAGTCGCGATGTCGGCCAGCTTCACAGCGGGTTCGATGTCGATCCAGGCGTGGGTCGTATCGATGTACCCGGCGATGATCCCGCAGAAGATGTCGTTGGTGCAGTTTCCGGCGATATCGACCGTCTGGTCGTCCACCAAAAAGACGTTGTCGCCCACATTGGCCTGGGTGATCGCCGTGCCGAGGGTCGCCTTAAATAGCCCCCGCCGCTTGACGTTCACGATCAATGCGCCCGCGGCGCCGGAACTGTTGTCTTTGCGCTCCGCCGCCACGCCGACGAAGATCTGCCCCGCCGTGTCCGCGCCCGGGACGGCGTAGCCCGCGGCGTTGACGCTTACAAAAGCCCCGCCGTAGATGATGTCTGCGTTGATCACGGGGTATCCAAGCTCCTGCCCCTCGGTGTACTCGACGGCCTTGTCGGCGGCCAGGACCGAGCCGAAGAAAACGAGCGGCATGGCCTCCTCCCCGCCATACAGCTTTGAAAGGACCGCGACGAAACAAACGATCATGATGACGAGCAACCCCGTCATGCTCCCGAATATGTTGCTGATGCTTTTTCTCATGTTCCATTCCTCCTTGATTCCGGACTCCCGCTTGCGCGGAAATGGCCGCGGTTATTTGTTATACTTCTTGAACATTTCCTCGGAGACTCCCATCATCCGGTTGACCGCCTGTTGAACATCGGTAGAGACCACTCCCGGCTGATCCTTCGCGATGACGATCTCCGTCACCGGGATCACGCTGCCCGCCGGGCGCGACAGCACGATCAATTTGAACGATTCCGGATTCTTCAGCGCCAGATCGCGGCCCCATTTTTCGAGCTCGTCCGGGCTGGTCTTGCCTTCCTTGAGGGCCAGCGTCACCAGATCCTGCTGCTCCATCGCGGTCAGCTTGGCCGTCAACGTCGCGACTTGCTGGCTGAGTTGCACGGCCACGTCGCCCGGCGTTTTCAGGGAGGCGACGATCCGGAGGACCTCATCCTTGCTCATGGTGGAATTCGCACCGATGGCCTGCAGGACCTCGCTGCAGGCGATGATGTTTACGCCCTTGAGCGCGGCTACTTTGGCGATCACTTCCGACTTTTCGGCGTCCGCCTTCGCTCCGATCGCCTCCAAGACCTCCTTACAAGCCACGACGGCGCCGCCGACCTGCGCCTTCGCGACAACCTGGGTTGCCGCCTCCAGGACCTTGTCTTCCCCGGCATCCGCAGCCAGGCCGAACATCTTCCGCAGTTTTTCCAGCAAATTCATGTTTTCCTCCTTGTCTGTTCGCGCCTCCGCGGCGCAGTACTTTGCCACGATGGGCTGCAAGTGGTTTATTTTCGGGCTATTGGTCAGGGCCACATTGATCAGCCCCATAACCCGACCGTCCGCTCCCACGGCCATGACCGGGGAAAAATAACGATATTCGCGATTTGCCAGATATTCCTTGGCCTTCGCCGTCCAGTCCAGCCCGACGGTCCAGAGCCCCTGGCCGCCTTTCCAGACGAGATCCTTGATCCATCCGGCGGCGGGGGCCTGGGTATTCTCCAGGGTCTGATGCTCATAGTCGATCACCATGTCATTCCCGCGCCGCTTGAAATGGGCGATCACGGCGTGGGCCGCGGCTTCATCGATATAGGCCGGGTCCATGCCCTCGATCTCGATTTTCCCTTCCGGGAGCACCTGGAATTCTGCCGGCGCGACGCCCGCGAGATCCTTGAGTATGACCAGGATATTCTTCATGATTCCCTCTTCATCAGATACGCGGTAATGATGCCGGTGATTTCGCCGCTGTTCGCGCGGCTCAGCCCCAGGAACGGCCGGGCAGGGATCCGGATATCGTGCTCGCCGGCGGAGAATTGCCGCGTCAAAACACGCCGGTGACTGCCCTTTGCAAAGATCAGCCCTTTGCCGCCGAAAAGATCCGTCCGCAGCAGATTGCCCTTTGCATCGGTCCGATGACGAACCTGCACGCTGCGGGCTTTTTTATGAATCGTTCCGCCCAACTGGTGGATCGCCGCATAGGGTTCCGCCGACCCGACGACCAGGGTGGAATTGCCGAGAAGCTGATACCGGATGCGTCCCCGCAGGCGGCCGGACTCCGTCAGGATCTTCGGGTGTTTCTTTCTGCGCCTGGTCGATGCAGCCAGCGGCGGCCAGGGCGAGCCGTCCGGCGCCGGCCCCTCGCGGTTGAAGCGCTCCTCGGTCTGGAGCAGGATGCGCTCGCCGATGATCTTCATGGCCGCAGCGGGATTTCCCATGCGTCGTGAAAGCTCTTGCAGGGAGTTCAGGACCTGCCTGTCGTCGATTTTGATGGAAACCGGCTGCATTTACTTTCCTCTTGACTTTTTCACGGTTGCCGTGCTCTTTTGTTCTCGACAAAGAGTTCGCTTGCGGCTGATCGGCAGGCTGCCGACGCCTTCGGGGTTTCGATCCTCGATGATGAGCGCTACCGGGGACAGTGGCCATCCCGGAGCCGCATCAGCGAACTCTTTCAATTTTGGACCTCACGTTTCGTTCAGCAACCTTGTCCGTCGTCTCAAACAGCGTCAAAAAATAGTTCTCGCTGCCGTCCTTTGTCCGTTTCAGGGCGGCGCGATAAAGTTTTTCGTCCCGCATCAGGTAGATCAATCTTTCATCTCCGCTGCGATAGATCTCGCCATTGTCCACGATTTCCGGGATCAGCCTGAACGCCGGGAGATCGATTTCCGGATGATTCGCGATGTTTTTCGCGAGCGTCGCGCCCGTCAGCCAGACGCTTTGCGCGACCGTTCCCAGGGCCTGCATCGTGGGTTTGTCCAAGACCGCCACGGGGAATTCCCCGCCGATTTTTCCGGCAATGAACCGTTCAAACGCGGGCTCCTGTACGTAAGAGGAGATCCACTTCCGGGCGATGTCGTTGGGCAGGCTCTCGAACTTGTTCGCCAATACCCGATAGCTCTCTTTCTCGGCCGCCTCGCCGACGTTATAGCCCCACCCCTTGTCGATCCCCACGGGCTCGCCGGTATCCGGGTCAATGGGCGATGGCGGCGCCTCTCCTTTTCCTTTCGCCTTGGCTGCCTCAAACTCATCTCGCGTCGCCGCGAATTCCCTACAGTGGCATCCCCAGCCGTTTGGGGCGAAGTGTGTCTTCCACCAGGGATCGTCAGCCGGGAGTGTAATCCCATCCCAGGCCAGATGATGGGGCCGCGGAACCTTGGCATCGCCATGACGATACACCTTGTAAGGATAGAACCGCTTCACATCCGGATCGTTTAGCTGCTGCCAGCGACCGGCCGCATACGACGTGCTGATGTTGGTGTCGTAAATCACACGGGAGCGCCAGTTTCGGCCGCCCTTGTAGCTCCATCCGTGTTTCGCGACGATGTTGTCAAAATCCTTCCGGAAATCCGCGAGCGTCACGCCCCCGGCGACGGCTTTGTCCATAGCCTGCCTGAAGTCGCTCAGGAGATCCGCCTTCATCGCCCCGGCAATCATGAAGCCCTTGGCGTGCTGCGCGTGCCAGAGATCGTCCCACTTGCGCGTCGGAACGTTCAGCTTCTTGCGAAAGAACGCGATCTGCTCTTCGAACGGGAGGTTAAAGACGGCTTCAATGGTCATTTAAACCCCCGTTTCGTCGTGAATATCGGAGATGCCTGCCATCTCCGCCACCGCCGTGGCCCGGGCGATCAGGGCGCCGAGGTCCGCCGGGGACAGATCGCCCCACAGGCCGATGATCCGGTCACGCAGATCCGCGAGGTCCCTGACACCCGGGTCCTCCACCAAAATACGGATCGCCGCGATGAATTTATCCGTTGTTTCCTGGGCCTCCGCCGAAAGCCGGTCGGCAATCAGGTCCGGCGTGTCAGGATCGCCCTCAGGGACGATTTGTCCCGCCCTGGCCACTACCACCCTCGCCTCGGGGAGATCGCCCCTCACGGGCCTTGTTTTGGCCGCCAGCACATCACTTCCTTCGCCTGACCCGGCTGCCGGGGCCGCGGGCTTTAACGCCGTCTCGCCCTTTTGCGGTAGCGGGATTTTAAACCTCACGGCGACGTGTTCCTGGGAGATGGGCTGCCCGATGTCCGAGGCGCCTTTATAAACCTTCATCAGCGTTTCCAGGTCTTCCGGTTTTTCATAGAGCAGGTTGAACCAGGGGAGCGGCTTATCCCAGCCGAAATTCCACCCCACCAAGGGCCGGATGATCTGATGGCGGACCGTCTTGCCGACGGACTCCGAATCGGCCTTGATCAGGTCATGGCGGACCCTGTCTTGAGCATCCTCGTTGCCGAGCTTGCCGGGCGTTCCCTCGGTGGTCGCCGTCTGGCCCAATATTGCCTTGGACACCTGCTTGTCGCAGATATTAACCAGGGACTCATAGATGTTGTTCGACCCGGCGTTCTTGACAGCCTCGACAAATTGGATTTCCGTATTCTGGGAGATGATTCCCGCGGCGTCGACACCCAGGGAGCGAATCGCCGCATACAGGGCGTCCTTGTCTTCCTTGGTCGCTCCGGGGCTGTATTTTCCCAGGCGCAGCGGCATCCCAAATGTTTCTGCGAAGGCCACCCAATCCTTGAATGCATAATTTTTGAACAGATACATCCATGCACAAACCCGGAGCACCCCCGCGCGCGTATCGTAGCCGGAGCGGGCCTTGTAGCGGTGGTAGACGAGCGCGAACGGGGGCAGGATTTCGCCGTTCATCGGCTCCGCCTCCGTCAGAATCCGGGGATATTCGTAGCTCTTGGCCCACATGTTTGCGCCGCGCTCGTAGAAAATTGCTTTTTTCGCGTGGATCCACTCGATGCGGCTGATCAGGGCCGCTTTACCGCCGGATGTATCCCATGAATTCTTCAAACAGGAATAACCCTTGCCAATCGCGTCGAGCATGTCCAGGAGGGCATCGTCGAAACTTTCGAGATTGAAAATGCAGTCGGCGACAAAATCCCGGATCTTTTTGTCTTCGGCGCTCTCCGAATAGGGCGTGATTTCATAATCCAGGCCGTGGACGGCGTTTTTGCGGGTCTGCAACTCGCTGAACAAATGGGTGTCCTTCTCCTCCATCTCCTCGAAAAGCTCCGCCTGACGGGAAACATCGCCCGCGTCAGCCTCCTTGAAGATGACGGCCAGCCGCTGCGGGGTGAGCCCACCCGACGGGTAATTGCTCCAGCGATCCCGGATCGCGGCGACGGCGATCTCCCGGGTCTCCGGCTTCCGGCCTACCTGGATCTCGCGCCCGAATTGGTCGTAAAGCGTTGCCATCAGTACGCCCCCCGCTGCATGAATGAACCGGCCGGAGCATCATCGTCTCCGTCATGGCCGGCAAAACGGCGCCGGGTGACGGATTCATACCCGACCGGGCCACCGCCCCATTCCTGATGAACGGCAAACCAGGCCATCGCCCCCGCGACACCGGCGTCTCCGTGGCGCTTTTTGTTGTCTTTGCCTTTGGTTCGCACTTCCGGCAGCTTGGCGACGCCCCGGATGACCTTGAACGCCCGATGATCCTCGATCGTGTCGGCGTCCTTGGCCAGCAGGATGGTTTTGTCTTCGAACGCCGCCCGATACTGGTACATGTTTTCCCGGTACCATTGCTCGGTCAACATGACCTGGGCGACCCGTCCGGCGCCGTAGCGCTGCATGGCGCGTTCGGCCAGATACTGGCCGTTTCCCCGGGCGTCGAGAGCGGCATAGCGGAAGCGGTTCAGCCGGTCGCAGATGTAATAGAAAATCTGTTCCTGCTGTTGAAACGGGATGTTCCGCAGCTCCACATGGAACGGCGCGCGCCAGTTGGCGTTTTGCTGCTCCAGGAGCGGGATAAAGACCGACAGATCGCCCGTGCGCCCGAAATCTTCGCCCACGACGGAGTTGCGTTCCCTGTCCAGGGCGCGCAGCAGCGGCTCCAGGATCTCCTCGCACCAGTCCTTGACCTCGGCGTAGCGGATATGGTCCGCCAGTTCGGCGAAGGATGTGGGCTGTTCGTAGCGGATCACCGGGATCTCCGCGGAGAGGCAGGTCTCGATCAGGGCCCGGGTCATGAAGGTCCCCGTGCCCTGACTGGGAATGCAAAATAGCTCTTCGTCGGCGTCGTCTCCGTAGGAATCGATGATGCCCTGCCGCCAGGCCGCCTCGGCCTCCGGCGACCACTCGCGGCCGAGGACCTCGCAGATCCGCTTATAAAGTCCGTCCGACAGGGCCTCGTCAAAGTCGATTCGATGGAGGCTGTAGGGCTTCTTTTTTGCCCGGATGTCCTGGATGACGGAATTGAATTCGTTCGTGTCTCCGAAATGGGTGGAGATGACCCGCACCTGGCCGCCCCACATCAGAAGCGCCATCGCGGCTTTGAGCAACCCGGCCAGGTCGTCGTGGAACGCCGCCTCATCGATGACCACCCGCCCCTGCTTCCCGCGCAGGCTCGTGGGGCGGCTGGAGAGGGCCGTGATCTTCCATCCCGATTCCAGGGTGAGACGGTAGGCCAGGATCTTTTTTTCGACGACTACGCCGCCGACCTCCTCCTCATCGGCCTCCTCGCACTCCTCCATCGCGGCGGCTGCCAGGTTGTAAGCCCGCGCCCAGTTGGCGCAGTCGCCGATGAATTCCAGCGCCATATCCTTGGTATAGCCGATGTACCAGACGTTGCGCTTTTCTCCGGATCCCTTTTCGGAGGCATAAAGGGTGTCGTCGGCCGCCTCGGCCCAGGAGATCCCGACACGTCGCGACTTTTCGATGAATTTGACCGGGGACTGATCCGCAACCCAGCGGACCTGATAGGGCAAAAGGACGCCCGTAGCGCCGCGCGCCAGGTCAAAATCGGTGATGGGTGTTTTGTCGTTCGTCGTCACACGATCCCCAAAATCTTTTTCTTGATGGCCTCGGCCCTTGAGTTTGAGAGGCCGCCTTCCTTGGCCACCTTGACTACCTCGTCGGCGGTCGCCGTCGCCTTTTTCCGCATCTCCACCACCCATTTCTTCTGATCCACGCTCGCCTTTGAGAGTTTTGCCACCATCACGCCGATCTTGGGCAGGATGTCGGCGACGTCGTATTTCCCTCCCTCGTCTTTTTTGGCGCTGAGAAGGAGGTCAAACGTCATTGTCTGGACCATGCGGATTGTCGCCTCATTCAGGTTTCCCTCGTCGTCGCCGGCAGTGCCCACGAGCGACTTCGCCATTTCGGTGGACATTCTGATATCGTCGCACCGAGACTGAAAATCCTTGCCGAAACGGGCAGCGGCGGAACGGGAGATCTGGTAGCCCCGTTCGGCGAACCAGGCTTCAAACTGTTCATAATTGCTGAAATTCCGCGCAACGAGTTCCTGCTGGAATTCGGCCCGGATCTCCGGCGGCAACTGGTCTATTTTCGATCTTGCCGGCATCGGCTCACCACCTTCTTGGCCGGGCGATTCCCGGATGGCAGGGAACGGTGTAGTCGACGATATCGATCCCGTGCCGATTGATCTTGGCGAACCACACCGGCAGATCGGTGTTCATGACCGTGATCAGCTCGCGATCAGCCAGATAATCGAGCTCGCGCCGGATCTCGATCAGCGTTATGTCCGGACAGACGGGCTCCATCGCCTTCATGATGATAATTTCGGTGGTCCCTACGGGACGTGCCGCGTCCAGGGCGCGCAGGATCATCCAGCGGATCTCTTCGCGGCGGGCACGGGCCAGATCGATGACTGCATCAACGGGCTGCATTTTTCTTCTCCCTCAGGTCCTCCAACAGATCGCGGAGGCGATCCAATTTCGTATTGATGACCACCTCGTGACGGATGAAATCCTCTTTGCGAACGTAGTTTAGCGGCAGGTCGGCT